CGGCACATGCCGTCTGAACAATGTGGAGCCAGAAAAGTGGCTGCGTTACGTCATTGAACATATCCAGGACTGGCCGGCAAACCGGGTACGCGATCTGTTGCCCTGGAAAGTTGATCTGAGCTCTCAGTAAATATCAATACGGTTCTGACGAGTCGCTTACTGATAGTGAGGCATCTGCCACGATAAGCGCAGAGAAATGATGCAGTGGTGGGCGGACTGGATTGATGAAAAGGTGGAGTGATCCACCTTAACCACTATCGAAGAGCACAAAGTCTTGCAATCCAGTGCAAAGCTTTGTGTGTATCAGTTTTGTCCTGTGCGCCGGATATCAATTGGCCTGCTCCCCCGGAGGCGTAGGCCAGACGATATCGGGTGCAGTGACGGCTTTAGTCTTCGCTACTTCGTCAATATAGTCCATCCAGGCATTAAGGCTGGCTGATTCATCATCCGTTAACTTACGCCCCATGAGAAGCTTGGTTTGCCAGATAGTAATCCTTTGCGTAGCTTCATCCAGCAAGAATTGTTTATGCACCTCAGCCTGAGCGATACGTTGCTCCTGCGTAGGCTCTGGTGCCGGGATAATAGTGACAACACCAGCATCATTGACCGTAAAAGTGCTTCCAGGTGCGCGGCTCATGGCTTTTATATACTCCTCGCTCGATACTTCTATCGCACTATCTGGAATAGACTCATAATTCAGGTCCGGTGGGTAAAATAAGCCATCATGAAACTTATAAACATTTTTCATCTTTATCCCCCTCAATAACCAATCGCAATCCAGAAGCAGTTTTCATTAGGGCCGCTGGGTGCATAGTTCTGAATTCTAATTTGTTGAGTCCCTTCTGGACCGACATTCATCGATGCATTTGACCCAGGGGCACCGCGTCCCCCGGTAGCCCAGAGTATCGAGTTAGGAAATGCTACAGCCAGATTGTAGGCAGCATTACTGCCAGGGGGAGTTGAATGCACTCCCCACTGAATGACAATGGTTTGCGCACCGCCTCCGGCACCGATAATGGGGATTTTAATGTAACCAGTTCCGGCTAATAAACCACGGAATGAGGACATGTCCGGAATGCCATTAATTAACCCGGCACCAACATCTCGTGTTGCAGCGGTCCCTAACTGGAGCGCATTTCGGAAGGCTGATACATCAGAAATATCAGCTCCATTAGCCGATTTCTGCATAGCTCCGGAGGCTTTATTTATCGTTTCTCCCAAACCAAGGTATGTGAGAATGTCAGCAATAGTCTTTTTCCCGATAATGTCACGTCCAACAGAAGTCAAATCAGTCAGCGCAGCTGTATCATTTCCAGTGAAATACGGGAGTTTATTTGCACCGGTTTCCAGCCCAGCTAATGCCGTCAGCGTGGCATCAAGGGCCTGGAAATCCTTCCCAAAAGCGGTTCCCATTTTGGAGATAAACCCGTTCAGGTCACCATCATCAAGCACGTCCAGCCCACTTTTGTTGGCTGTGTACTGCGCAAGCGCTGCCGCAATAAAGCTGGCCTGTCGAATAACCTTATTGACTTGCGCACTGGATGCTTTCCCTGCTGTAAATCCGGATAAAAGCGCAGGCAACGCTTCCCATTCCTCCTGCGACATAACATTGGCATTTCGATCCGTTGCAAACGCTTTAAAGTCATTTTTCGCCATCAGAGTAATACTCCCCATGCCCCTACATCAAAACCACTGATGAATTCGTTATCCATATCAAAACCAAAAAATTTTGAGCCTTCCGATGGGGTTTCCACCGAAGGCGTTTCAATGCCACCCGCCCACACCCCGGCGGCTTTTACTGTGAGATACCCCTGTTTAATTGCCGCAATTAACTCACGCGATACATCTGAAATATCAGTATCAGGAAAGACCCAGACCGATATCGTCATGTCCTGGTTATCGACTATCTGCATTCGCAGCCCGGATCCTGCTGTTGCAGCGTCAAGAATTGCTGGAAGCGAATCATTCCGTCCGTCCCAGTTATTAATCGCAATCTTCGCTTTAAGAATGACATGATAAGTTTCATCGCTGAGATACATGTATCCAGAATCAGGATCATATGGCCCCTGCCATACCCCCTGATCATATCCAAGCCCGTCGGTATCCCAGCTGAAATAGACACCTGAGATAGGCTGGCTGACAACACGGCTACGTCCGATCCACAATCCCAGAATGTCAAGTTGCACACCAACCGCAGAGTCAATATCAAATGCAGTAATCAGCCCTCTGGTGGCAGCCGCAACATCAATAAGCGGCCGGGTCATCAGATCAACATGCGCAAGAAATTTAGGTTTGGTGGCGTGGTAGTTCGTGATTAGTTCGGTGTATTTGCTCATGACTCCACCGTTATAACGATATTTTCCGGGGTACAGGACGCAGATTCGTTGTATCTGATATCAATGTTTGATGACGACAAAGCCCCCGGGGATTTCCCAATCGTCAGTTCCTGAATATCGTAATAGCGTGCATTCCCGCCACTCACCACGCCAAGATTCGCCGGTGAGTAAATGCGACTTAAAAGGACCGAATCACCAATCATCAGACTATTGATATAGTCGGAAATAGCCTGCTGGATCTGCTGCCCTATCTGTGAGGTATAACCCGTAAAAACTTTTAATTTAATCCGGGCATAAACAGGCACATCACTGGAACGCGAGAATTTGATTACATGGGGATTGCCGTATTTATCCGGAACCGTAACGGATGTTGTACCGTGAGTGGCTGTACCCTGGCCTTTATTCCCTCTGATAGCCTGAGCAATATCCGTCACATCACCGCCATCCACAATTACAGCAACAGAGTGTGGCGGTAACCCGTTACCGTCCTCCGAACCAGTATCGTTTTCATAGAGTTTGTGGCGGGTTACACCGGTAACATTAGAAACAGCACCATCCAGTGCTTCAAATGGGGTTATTGATGGCAACGCAACACTTTGCGACTGACGGATACGTAACTCCGCGTCAGTTTCTGCCGGAGAGCCAACAGTAGCCGCAGCAGGATTAGTTACCGAAACCCAGCCACGGGTTGGCGTATTAATTTCAGTGATAGTTCCAGGCAGCGCCGCCACTGCACCACTGACGGAACATTTTGCGGTCGCCATCACTGTACCATCCACGCCGACCACCACTGAAGCAGGCAAACGCCATATCACATTATTACTGTCTTTCACGCTGCCATTAATGATGGTTGTTCCGGCAGTTCCTGTAAGAAGCAAATCAACCGTAGAGTTCGTCGCGCCTTTACGTGAAATACCATTTATTTTCACGTTACTGGTCAGTGCAGCCCCATAGCCGGTTGCCGGTGAAAAACAGTTGTAGACAGTTATCGCCATATTATTGGCATCATGAATCGCCAGCGCCATCAGAGCCACCATCTGGCCGTCTTTGCTGTCCGGTTCGAGGTAGGCATCACTGCCATAAATCTGCTGAAAATAGCTAATCAGGGTGCTGAGTATCGTCTGATAATCAGGCGCACTGATCCCCTCTGCGGTTACCTTTGCAGATAAACCAAGAGAATCAAGGTTCAGAGCCATTACGCCTCCGATGTAACAGTCGTTATTCCATAAAGAGTGTCGATTTCAGCGGAAAACATGACACGTCGGGTCGTGGTATCCACCGTAGTATTGAAAGAGAGGATTGATTTAACGCCCCGCGTTTCGAGGATGCGCTTACGGATCGCCAGGTTGTAGGTTTCCGGCTTCTGCTTACCGAGTACGGACTGGATCCACGGAGTCCCTTCGGTGGTATCGAGAAACCATTGCCCATACCACAATTCGAATCGCGTTTTTACCGCCTGCGCCACGGCCTCCGGTGAGTTAATCAGCCAGGTGTCATCACCGCTGCCAAAGGTATAATCGCCATCGGCGTCTTCACGTCTGTATCGCATCAGTTAGGCGCTCCTGTGTTACCGCCGCCGGTCTGTACTCCGCCGTGCGTGTGCGTCATCAGGCTCTTACCACCAGCTTTTACATCGTTAGTCACCGTGACAGGGCCAAGCATCGTCGCGGTGCCGCCGCTTTCGCCCATCCCCTGAGAGAGATTCCCGTTTATTGTCACGTTGCCGTTTAGCGTGATGGTGGGTGATGTGATCGTGGTTCCTCCTTCTGCTGTCGCCGTCAGCGCGCCGGGGGTTTTAACCGTGATGTTATGGCCTGCGGCAACTTCCACAAACGCAGCGCCATCATCAGTACGCAGTTGCGCGGCGCTGGTGCTGATTCCGCTGATTTTCTGCGCCTGAGACTGCGGACCGACGATACAGAACGCATCCGATAAATCATGCATTCTGTCATCGACAGGCTCCTGTACCCCGCCGTTCTGCCACCAGAAATCGATGCAGCGATCGGCAAAAATCACCAGACATTCATCGCCGGCTTTCACCGGGAAAGTTAACGTGCAGCCGCCGCCGCGCGGAAATATCACCGGCACATCCACCAGCAGGGGTAATGTCGTCGACTGGTTGATTCCATTTGAGTCCGGCTCATAGCCTTTAATCGCAGGTTGAACAACCACTGTTACCGTGTCCGGATCAAATGACTGGACGATGCCGGGCATAGAAACACGCAGCGCCGACATGACAGAGCCAGCAAGTCTTACATCGGCCTGTTCTTTGCTACCAAGTTGAGCGCTTAAAGAAACGGGCATTCATATGTCTCCAGAAAGTAAAAAACCCGCCGGGTGGCGGGTTCATTATTGAAGTTTCATTACTGCTTGTTTGCTTCTAACGCTTCAGCTATTCGGCGAAGATACTCATTGTTTTTAAATGAAACCATGATGCACTCAAAGAATATTCGGCAAAATACAGCACATAACAAAAGCACTAAAGCGCCAGCAGCCTTCCCATTAACAAACGTTATAATGGCGGCAACAACCAGAAGTAACATTGTGATGCCATACAGAACGTTGATGATTTTTGGAGTTATTAATTTATCAAATCCGAACATGTGACAAATTCCTTATCGTGAAAGTAGAAGTATCACATTATAATTACGAGTGATTAATCAACAATCTTTTTGCATGGAAAGGAACCGATGATTTTCGGCGCATCCATGCTGTTCTGCAGAAGCTGGACGCCAATGTAATTCACTTCACCTTCCGGCAATCGTACGTCCAAAATTCCCGAGGCTCGTCCATATTTTTGCGGATAACTTCAACGTTGAGGATCGCTTTTTTGTTTCGTTTGATGTAGTCCATACCTAACCAACGTCCAGTATTAGGATCAGGTAACATCCATTGCATCATGACATTATCGAAATCGTCTTTTTGTTTCAAAAAGGTCATTTTTTGTGTTTCTGGCTTTTGACCATTGATGTGCATGAGGCCATCATTACCAGCATCAAAGCGGAATGGTCCGCACTGCGTTGCCGCCGAAACGGTTAACGGCAGGGCCAAGAATAAACAAAAAAATACTTTTTTCACTCTACATCTCCGACTTTGTCCAAAGTGCCTTTTGCCAATAGTTCTTTGCCACCTTTAGCCAGGCAAAGCAGGTCCATATACCACGCCTGACCTCGGGTGTCGCCAGTATAATCAATGCTGCCCACAATGTAATCACCGTCAGTATTAATGCTGGCAGGCTGTGACATGCCTGGCAGACCGTTAACGTAGAGATTACCGTCGCTTTCAGACTCATCCAGTCGTGCTGGCGATTTCGCTACCTGGTCATTACTCAAAGAGGCACGGTATACAGATGCCTGATCCAGACGAATAAGCCCACCGAGCTTAATATTTGGATTAATCAGACATCTGACATTTACGCCAGCTCCCATCGTCTGCTGTGGCATACCGATAAGCCCGGTGTTAGCATTCAACACCGTAGCAACACCAATATATTTATCTTCAGGAACAATATTTACCAGATTATTTTCATACCACCAGTTAGCTTTACACTGCCCTGCGATATGATTCATCAACCTTGATGTGTTTTGATAAACAACGCGACCTCTGGGAAATACCGTTTCCGGCATGTCAGGAACTGCACCGGATTCGATGCCATATGGTTCGAATGATTTCATACCCAGACTGAAAAGATCGCTGTACTTCCAGCCAGCTGCCACTGTGGTTTTCACACTTGCGTTCAGGTGACCTTCCCAGCTGTCAATACACTGCAACATGATCCAACTGTCTGTGGCATTATCTTTACCAGTGACAGTAAAACGGATATCTCCATTGAATATCATACCAACGTTTTCATCAGGATAATTACCTGCTGCATCCGGTTGCCCCTTGTATCCGGCAATAACCTGTATACGCGAAAACTCCTTTTGCATAATCCGGTTCTGAGTGGTAGGGGACAGGTTATAAACCTTAAAATTTCCAACGAATCCATTAAATATGCTCGCAGGCATTTTCTGAATATTGAAAGTGACTTTAAGCTCAGAAATTTTTATCCCGTCGCCCTTATCATCAACAAGCAATAATTCAAAGTGACGCATCCAGTTTTTCGACATTGTTACTCCGTGAAAACATAGAGGTGTGAGAGCGTTCCAAGATCGAATTGCGTCTTTCCTGCCCTGCCACGTCGCAGAGTACCACCAGCGAAAACCCGAGATTCATATATCGATACTGCGCCAGCAGGTCAGCCCCCGTAATCATCGGAATGCCTGAGATAATGGCGGAACCATTGCTGTCAGCAAGATCCAGAACCCAATACTCTCCGCGCCAGATGACAGACAGCTGATAAACCGTACCGTTAATTGTGGTGGCAAAAGTCTGATTGTCAGCAACCAGTGGGATTTCTACGGCCTCCATGAATCACCTTCCCAGAAATAAATTGCTCAGATACCCATCGACAGTGGTGACACCTTTTTGCGCTATCTGTGGCAGCGATTTCAGAATGGAATTATTCGGCGGCACCGTTGTTTTGGTGCCTGTATTCTGCACAGCAGACGTTCCGACTCCCTCGGTCATATTGTTTTTCGAGGCAACCCTGATTGACTGCGTGGAGGTAATAATCACCTCCCTGAGGGTAAGGGTCGCCAGAAGCACATTTTCACTACTCTTATCGGTCGTGACCTCCAGCGTTTTTATCAACATATTGTTGTAAATACGCTTGCCGGTTGTCACATCGAAAGGAATACGATTCCGCTGCAGGTTAAGCAGTTCCTGATACAGTTCTTTCGGGCTCAGACCCAGTAAACTGGTAGCCGTCAGGTTACTGGCAAAATCAAGCAGCGATCCGCCTCCGGAAAAACCGGTTTCCATCACAACCTCAGAAGGGCGCCTGAATGCGTGTTCTGATATATAACCAGCGCCCTCACCACTGGCACCAGCATTCGTGGGCTGTTCAACCGGATGTTCCGTAATTTCCAGGGCGTCAGTGTGCTTTTCGGTAATAACCACATCAGGAATAATGATTCCTATTGAGCGGGTTCGCTGCTGCAGTAAAACAGATAAAAAGTCCATTACGCAGGTCCTTTCAATTGCTGTACCGCCCTGGCATTTACAGCCCCCTGCTTGTCAGCGATCAGATTAGCCGCCTCCTGAGGGTTGTTAACTCCATGAACATTTATAACAGTCTGCTGGTTAAGGCTGCCAGCGGCGGCCTGATACGCCAGCGGGCTGTTCCAGTTTGAATAACCTTCTTTGCGCGCCATCGACTGCATCAATGCTCCCATAGTCTGGGGATCTGTAAGATTCAATATTGCATTCGGTGATACTCCCATCCATTTCGCAACATCCTGTGCATACTTTTTCGGATCGTTGTTATCACCTGCCGGGGCCCAGGTACTGACAATATCCTGAATAGTCTGTAATGCCCGTCCGGTTGTTTTCCCGGTAAAGTAACGCATGAGCTGGTTTTTCATCGCCTCCCAGCCCTCAAGAGCTGATTCGAAAAACCGGAACCCTTTACCGCTCACCGGGCGAATGTTCCCTGGGTTATTGTTGCGATCAGCAAGAGTACCGCCGCCGGGGATGTCGGGCTGGACGTTGGAGCCATGCACTACACCGTTACTCTGTCCCTGCCGGACAACTTTACCGGGTCCCCCGTGCAACCAGTCCATCCACGCAGGCCATTCACGGACCTCACTGACATCCCTGCGTCCGATATCTGTTTTTATACCAATAGCAGCCAGCGTGTCGCCGATAATTCGCTTCGTATACCTCAGTGAAGATTTTGCGCTATCGGCAATATTTTCTCTGTCACTAACAATATAGCCCGCGTAAAGCGCCCACAATTTAAGCCATGGTGGGACCGGTAAACCTGATATTTTTCCGAAAGCCCCCAGAACCTTGGATACCCAGACACCCGCGATGAATGTACCGAGGATTTCCAGTGCATTTTGCCAGCCGCCAACACCATCTTTTAGTTCCAGAAGGTGATCACGAAGCCAGGTGATCGCATCCTTCGCTTTATCTATTGCCGGTTGCCATTTTTCCCAGTCGATAAGACTGTTACCGCCTTCTTTCCATGTTTTGTAGTCTTCCCACAAGAGACCGAGAGCAACGATCAGACCGGTAATCAGCCCTATAGGTGACATCCAGAAAGTAGAGTTAAGTATCCGCATGGCGACAACCAGACCGCCGATAACCTCTATCAGGGTTTTCGTTTCGGCATCCAGTTTCCCCCACCACTCGATGATATCTCCGACACCATCGACTATCCGAAATGCTACCCGCCCGACTATCTCACCCAGCCAGAGGATCCCCTTTATGACCTTTGTGATGGTGACTTCAATTTTGGGAAAATTTTCAATTATCTTTTTGCGCAGGTTATCAATCTGCCCCGCCAGTCCGTCCGCAAGATTCGATCCGATTTTGTCCCGCGCCATCCCGGCCATTTCACCGAGCGATTTCAGCGAGGTCATAAACCGGTTTGACGATAAGGCAGCCTGATCGGCATTAAATCCGATCGCTTTCACCATTTCTGAATACTGAGCGCTGAACTGCCCCACTCCGCGACGCATAGCCATCAGGGTATTTTCGTCAATGCCCAGCATCTGCGCATACTGGTTAGCCCGGTAATACGGCATGCTGCTGAGCTTCTGGCCGACGCCCGTAAAGATAGCGGCCATGTCGCGCATGTTACCGCTGGCGTCACGGGTCTGTACCCCCAGACGATTCAGAAATCCCTCCGCCCCAGGATTATTACGAATAAACCGGGAGAGGTTTTCCAGAGAAGATCGCGCAGCGTCCACGCTGCCGCCAACCTGCGAAACCGCATAGCCAATAGACTGAATTCCCTGGACTGTCGCGCCGGTGCGCTGTGACGCCCAGTAAAGATTATCCAGGCCGGAGGCAATCTTAGCCGTAAAGGCCACCACGGACAGTGCAGCTCCTTCAACGGCCAACCCCATTTTGATGACATTTGCAGTTGTACCGGCGAGGACAGAACAGAACTTTTTCGCGCCTGCCTCATCCACACTGAAGCCAAGCGAGACGAGGAAATCTTTAATAGTTTCAGCGTTCATTATCCTCTCTCCATTTCTCAATGCGCCGCTGGTTATCCGCTTTTACCGCCAGATGGTCATTCAAGAGAGCAATGTCGTACAAATCGACAGAGCCATCTTTAAGTGCTGTATAAGGAATTAACCCGGCGTCAACCGGATTGAGAAGGTAAGACAGCCCGTCCGGCAGGCTGTTAAACGTCAGCCCTGTTGCAGGCTCTGCGCCGTGCTGGTAAGGGGTGTAGGCAAAAAATTTCCCAGCGAATCGGCGACCACCCGCGCCACCAGCTGCAGCATGGTTAGCAGGTCGATATCATCGAACATCAGCTGACCGCTGTTGAATACCGGCGTCCATCCGTCCATGTGCTTACGTGACACTACGGCCAGGCAAGGATGAATAATCGCACTGGTGTCATCTTCGGTCAGGGAAGACAGTTCCTCAGCGATACGCGGGAGCATGGTTTCAAACACCGGTTTTAACTGCTCGAATTTCACGGTGTCGATTTTGCCATCAGCAGGCAAACGGGAGCGAATGCTCCCGAAATCTGACATCATTCCTGCCAGCACAGGCAGAAGTTTGCGGGTCACTTTCAGCTGATCAAAAACGCTGAGTTTTGCCGCGCGATATTTCACGCCTTTGATTTCGAATTCCATGTATTAAAACTCCCCGAGAACCTGGTCAATCTTGCCGCAGTCAAACACCCACGGCATCGTATTACCGGTTTTAGCGTTGGCATTATCCGGTTGTTTCTGGAACGCAACACTACGTGCCGTGATGATGTCGCCGCTGACCTTGTTTCGGATCACAATAACGTTATTCCCCCATGTGGCAGAAGACTGGCTCTGTGCGTTATACGCCAGCGACAATTTTTTATTTGTCGGTGATGTCTTCAGAAGGTTAACGGTAATCGTCCCGCTTTTATCTGCATGGAGACTGTGCATCACTTCGCCATCAGCACCGATGGTCATGGTGTTTTTAGGGCCGCCCATCGCAACCACAATCCCCTCTTCAGAACTTGCAGAACCGTACCCGAGGTCAATCGAACCGGTCGGCCCGGTCAGCGTCGCAGTGACATCCATAAAAGAATAGGTAGACATTCACTTCCCCTTAGCGAACAACGTTAATCTGTACGTCAGCGTAATGAACCGCGCCTGCAAGTTTTATTGCAGCCTGAATCACCGGAGCCTTACGGGCTTCACGTTCTGATTGTGCCTGTTCATCCAGCGGCTGGGCGTATACGTAATAACCTTTGGGCAGCGTGTCACCTGATGACAACTGGCCAAGGTCGCCCCCGTTCCATACGCCCGGAGCAATCAGTCCATTCTGAACGGCCTGATCCAGTGATTTTTCAACATTTGATAACAGTCGGGTAATACCGGCTTCAGTCTGGGGAACTTTCGTGGCGCTGGTATAAAGCAGGTTATAGAGGTTGGTCTGCACATAATTCTGTAACCAGTCCAGGCCGTGGCGTTCATCAAAGAAATCGCCGTTAGCCATCACTCCCTGCTGGAGGATAGCTGTATCATTCTGGTAGTACACGAACACATTGCAGTTTTTTGCATCAAGTGCCGATGCCTGGCTGACTGTCAGTGTTTCATACCCGACACCCGGCTCCTGCTTAAACTTGAGCGTAATCGCGGTATTACTGCCATTGAAATTAACCGTGAATGCCCGGCCAAATGCAGATAACGCAGCGTATTTATTACCCGATGAATACTGAATAAAACTGCGTGAATATCCGGCGGTTTTCAGTTTTGATGCCAAATCATCGCTGGATGCAGTCTGCAGGCATTTCTCATCGCTTGTCGTAATCGCCAGAATACGGCTTACAGAAGAGGATTCGATCGCCGCAGCCACTTTCAGCCAGTCTGCATCCGGAATATCTTCATCGTCTGCAATCCCCAGCCCATACCATGAAGTATAATCGAGCATGGCATTCACAGCCTGCTCCAGCGTCTCAGTCGTGGCCTGTTCGCTGTCTCCCTTCGTTTTCACCCAACGACCAACAAAAACCTCCTGAGGTTTCGGTGATTGTGAGAAAAACACCTGCGCAGCCTTATATTCTGGTGATTCCACGCCAAAATCTTTTCCAATATCTTCCGCGGCAGAATAACGACGAATGCGCTCACTTACCGGAATGATTGTGGACGGGCCGAGAATGAGTAATGCACCAAAATTTCGCCCTGATGCTGCACGCGGCGACATGATCACATCAACATTAACAACGTTTGATACAGGCAAGCCCTGTGCCATAGCTTAATCTCCGAAAAAGATGACTGGTGCTTCCACCAGCGATTTAATACCGTACTCGCGCACAACCTTCCGGCGCAGACGCACCGTCATATCGTAGCGGCGGACCCATTGCTGATTAATAAGTTCAGGGAAGGGAGTCAGACCTGTGTAATCGCCAAGAGACAGCCCCAGCGCATTCAGTGCTGCATTGTTCTGCGGCACAGATATACCGTCACGAAACCGGGACGCATACACCATCCCCGCCGGTCCATAAAACGAAGCCATACACTCAATCGTTTCATGCCGCCAGAGCTGAGAGCCATCATCGGTCTGTCTGGTGAATGCCGGACTGTCATCACCTGACCATCCGATAACCCCAAACGCACACCAGTTCGTTTCAACCGGTAGCAGTGGCGGCTGCTCTTTCTGCCAGCGCGGGCGAACCATCCCGGCAGACAGACCGGAAACGTTACGCATCCACTGGCTTAACAGCCTGTCGAGCGCTTCGTCATAATCCGGATCGCCACTGGTTGGTATTAACCATCCGCGCTCTGTACTGGTGTTATTGCTCAACCGGAGTTCCCCCATCAAACGGCATCAACTCACAATGCGCCTGAACGAATCCGGCCCCATAAGCTGTATACGGGTCGACGAAGGTCACACGATAATCACGGCCCTGATACGTCACGATATCGGCATCACGCCCAGTCTGTCCCTGCGTCAGTCGCTCAGTCGTCACAATCAGAATTGCACCGCTGATTACCTGCCCTGCCTGCATACGGCGGTTTTCCAGAGAGCGATCAACAGTTACGACTCCGGCAAACTGCTTTTTAACTTCACTGTCGCTACCGATCCCGTCCTCATCCACCGTTTGCACACGCCGTGTTACCCACAAATTGAAGTCGCAAAAATCGGGGTCAAAAAGCACATCTGTTACATCAAGAGTCGGCATCTTTATTCCTCACAACATGGGTAATGGCTCTGCGATATTGCCCGGTGTCGATTAGCGGTTTCACCAGATCGGTTCCGGGGGACTCGCCAGCAGCGCGTCGGGCAAGCTCCGCTTTCGCCCCTTTACGCCCTCGACGCGCGCGGGCTTCAACGGTGCTATCAGCAAGCGGTGTAAAGCCGGTAATAGTCATGTAACGCCTGACGCCATTAGCGGCCAGCGTTCCGGCACGGTTGAGCGCTCTTTCCGCACCCGCCGCATTACCATCAAGCGCAGCCTGCGCCGCTGCTTTGAGCTGCGGCACTGTCTGTTCTTCTACCGATTTAACGCCGGGGACCAGGTGAGGTCGTGGCGGGATGTTTTGCGCCGGTGAGCCGTATTCGTTGAGGTAACCGATCCCGGCATTACCAAACGGAACATCCTCACGCTCGCTGTCTGCTTCCGGGATACCCACCAGCACTTCTTTTTTACTGATGGATTTGAGCGCATCCAGAATGGCCTGAGCGTTATCCACCCTCGTTGTTACACCGCTTTTGAAACTCATAGCTGGCGACCACCTGCACCGAACATCGTGATCAACTGATAAAATTCAGCGCCATATCGGGTGTTATTCCAGAAACCTGCATCAGGATTCAGCGTCGCGCTGGTGTCATAGCTGACGCTTACCTTGTCAACAGACTTGGAGGATTGAACACCATTGGTTGAACCGCCCGGGCCGCCAACCAGCATTGCCCGACTATCTGCCGCCCATAGCGTCATGTAGTGAGCCACGAACAACTCGGCAAAGTACGGAAACAACTTTTTTCCGGTGACGTTTTCGCTCAGCAGTTCATCGGCCAGATTCAGACGAAACTGGATTTGCGCTTCGGGATATTTGGCAGGGTCAGCAAACTGCGGGAAGTCGCGGCGAAAATCACTTACCGCTGGCAGACTTTGATTCTTTGGCATTTTTTACCTCGTTACGCGCGTCTGTGGCTTTGCCAACGGATACTTCCGCGTGCGCACGAGTGAACCAGTGCGTGGCAACTTCTTCCTCCACAGCATGACGGCCTTTAACAAACTCGCGCCGTGAACCGTCGGGAAGCGTGAGCACAAACGGGGTATGTACGTGTATTACTGCATTATTTTTTGCCATCGGGTCATCCTTAATGGCCCCCGCCAGGGGGCCATGTGGCTGTTAAATGCCATCAACGTACGAAATGGTTTCTTTGTACACTGGCTCAACCGCACCCAGCTTGCCGTAGTAAGTGACGATCTGATACAGACTGCGATACTGCACCGGCACGCTCTGAAGCGGAACCAGCGGGTAGCGGACGTATTTTTTATCGTTGGTATACGCAACCATGCGATCCTTTTTCCCCACACCACGGCCTTTCAGCCATTTAACCGCGCGGATATTCAGCGGAACACCGTTCTGGTGATAGCTGATGGTGTTGGTCTGAAGGTACGTCAACAGGGACTGGTTACCCGCAGATGAAACGATGATGCTGGACAACAGAGCAAACTGCTCAGGTGGGATCAGCAAATCACTCGGAACCACAGAGTAACCGGAAGCGGCCCACGCATCAGACAGCACCTGGTTAATGCTTGCGCGGATTTCGTCCGGTGTTGAGGTTGCCCACGTTTTGGCAGCGTTGTTGACAGGCACGCCGTCCAGGGTAACAAGGCCTTTCAGGTTTAATGCTGAATCGCCAACATATACCTGTTCATCGTTATCCATCTGCCATTTCAGTTGCATCCCGTCATACTTCTGCGTATCGATCGGGCGTCCGACCTGCTGAGCAGCCTGCAATTCTATGACCGTCCAGCCAAGTTCCATCCCCCACAGGTTCAGCGGGTTACCGGATTTGCCGATATCCACGTTCACGCCAGCAATAGCGGTTGAGTCTTTGCCTACCCAGTTTTTGCCATTCGGATTTGCGCCAGTACCCGCAGCGGCGAAGCTGGTATTCGTCCAGCTGGAAATGTCATCTGCGATGGAGACATCTTCACGCAGTTGGATATCGCGGGTCCAGGTGTACCCCACTAGTGGCAGGTTCAGCGTCTGGTCTAGTCGTTCCAGCTCCCCGATGAGAAAGGCACCAGAGCTGTCAACGGTTGCCTGATCAAAAGTAATCATTCGTCTGTTCCTTAAATCTTCCAGGAAATTTCTGCATTGCCGTTAGCATCACCGGCACCTGTGAATTCAGCGTTGGTCAGCACCACGTTTTTGCCACTGACTGACGTGGCCATGAATCCACCCAGCGGCACTTTGATGGATCCATCAGTGGAGACGACAACGTATACCGGGTCGCCTTTTTTGATGGTGCTGGCATCAAAATCAGAACCGAGATTAACGGTCACGTAGCCACGCTTCATGGCGTCGCCCGGGAAGTTCTTGCCACTCCCCACCTGGCGAACCATGTCCGGCTGCGACGTGGTCGGATAAGGGCGCACATAGATCCCCTTCACCTTGTCTGCGGTATCACCATCTGCCAGCGGTACGAAAAAACCGTCAGCATCGTATTTACCAGCCAGCCCATAGGCAGCAAAGGCGTTATCGGATTTAAGGACCACCGGTTCGACGGTTAAGTCCTGCGGGCGAGAGATAGCCCCGGCAATGCCAACAGGCATCCGGTACAGATATGCAGTCATTGGATTATCCTTTGCGGTTAGACCAGAATTCGGCGTTTTGTTTGTTCAGGGAAGCGATGCTGGTCATGCCCATATTTTGGCGTTGTGCATCGCCCATGGTGGTACGGGTGTTTCGCCCTTTGGCAATCTCTGACACGGCATTAAACGCCATGTTGACCGATTGTTTCGGTAATTTGCGGATATCCGCATCACCGACTATCTGGCGAACCAGCGTTTTGTCAGCAGAAGCCAGAACCTCGCGTTTGAACGCGGTCGGTTTCATCTTACGGCTCAGATCGATACCCGGAACGATAACTTCGGCACGCCAGGCTGAGTCACCAGTAATCGTGGTTTCCTCTTCATCGTCCTCGCCGTCACCGGTCGGATTATCGTCAGGCTTATTGTCGTTATCGCCCGTCGCATTTCCTTCCAGCTTAGCCAGCAGGGCTTTCAGTAATGTTTTGAGGTCATCATCACTGTCGCCGGTTGGACCTCCACCCATCTCTGGTGCTTTGTCCGGTAGTGGTTGCTGCGGGGACAGGTTGATGTTGAGATTAACGCCCTGCGGCAAATCCCCCTCATCTCCTGTAACCGATGCGGGAGCCGACTCCACCAGTTCGTTCATGGTGTCGGCATCTCCTGTCTTGATGGCTGCACGCATGCGGTTCCACCAGTTTTTCTTTTGATTTGCCATTGTGTCTCTGTCTCCAATTGCACAACGATTTCCGGCTCTGCCTTTGGGGACAAGAGCCACATGGTTTCCGGTAATATCGACCTGCTCGGCTTTACCTGGTTCGGTCTGCTCGTACTCCGCGTCATAGCCGCACGACACTTCACGCAGGCCATCTTCGATAAGCTGAATGGCGTTTTCGTCTTTGACGATAAGGTCAGCCAGCATCAAATCAGACTGCTCACCCGTCCCGCGCCGGACATTCTGGAGGTGCCCGACCGCAAGCTCTTTCCAGTTCTCGGGATTTACCAGCCGCACATTCCCGTTTTCATCTTCAGGATGCAGGATCGTGATGCTCATCCCTTCGAATGAGGCGAGCGTGGCCGGATGGAATACCTGCTCAGGAGAACGCGTTACGACTATCTCACCGAGCTTGTCGGGTTTGAGGTTTGGCAGATCGGCAGCGCCGTAGAGCTGCTTACCCGTTCGACCTATCGGCACGTCTTTGCACAGCAGCGAGCCGTCAGCCAGCTGATAGCGGGTTTCCCCCAGCCGGGTATTGAAAAAATATTTCATGGTTTACCTGCGATTCAGGCGAGATAAGAATGAGGGTTGGGAAAAACGATTTCTTTATAACAGCGACAATTCGGGAGCTCGCCAGCGTGACCGGTCATGCCATCAAGCGTTGGAGGTTTGCCCCATTCGACAAACTTACCTTCCATCTCCCGATGAGAATGCCGGACGTCGCCATCTTCGGCTGTACGCCAGATATAACCATTCGAGCCGATTGACAGCGCACGCGCCTGATCCAGCGCGCCGGTTGCACGTCCAAGCTCGGTACGGGCGATAAGGTTCGCTCGTGAGCGTGACACGTCACCGGACGCTGCTATCTCTTTCGCGAATGGTTCAGCGCGGCCACCAGACACAACGGCCTCGATGGCCTTGTTCTGAATGTCATACACCCGATCGGCGGCCTCAAGAGGCAGTGACTTGATGTACTTAATTTGCTCGGCGACGATGGATTTCATCACCTGGCCTACCGGGGCGCGGTCGACCATGTTGCGCAGCTCTGCGCTGATGTTCCGGCTATGCTGACGCCACTGCTTTTCATTCTGGCGTGCAATGTCGGCGGTAAAGTTCTCAGCAACCTTCGTCGCCCAGGGGGTGATGATTTCGCTGTAGCGCTCCAGCGCATCCATTATTTCGGTGACACTGTCATTTGAACCATCGTAGCGACCATTTACGATATCCCCGACCGCCCGCGCTATCTGCCGTAGGCTCGTTCGATATCGGATTTCCGCCTGGCGACTCTGGCGGTTTGTCGCCAAGTTCGCCGATGCCTGGCGGCGCTTCGTCTTCGGCATTCTCTATGTCCTCGTCGGTAATGGATGCCCCGATGCCGGTTACGTCAGAATTTTCGCGCAAATCGGTCATAGCGGCTTTCAGTGTCATCAGACCATCACCCAGCGCCGTACTGATTGCGTTAGTAGTGTTTAACGCCACCGTTGAGCGATCGACATCAGACATTTGCCAGAGCGGGTTAAACTCAAACGTGAAATCGTCCGGCAGCGGCTTACCGAGTTCCGAGCGGTGCATAATGTCCAGTATCCGGCGCATCGGCATCCGTAAGCGGCGCTCCTGCAATGAACTCACCCGGTCATAATAGTTGGCGAGGTCTGCGTCACCAGTTGAGAAGCCTTTCGGGGATTGACCAAACAGGCGTACCAGCGGGATGCCGACGGCACCGCTGATCTGCTCAGCGAACTGCGAAAGAATGTCATCCAGACCACTGAAGCTGTACTGGTGGGTTTCGAAAGTATCTTCTGAATCCATCAGCGTCATGCCTTCATTGCTCTGGAACTGGCGGATCAGATCGATGTTCTTCAGCAGCGCTTCGAACGCGGGACCACCCAGCGCAATAAGTTCACGGAGTTTTTTCACTTTGTAGGTACGCAGATGCGCTTTGTAGACCAGCTGCGCCGCGCCGACAGTGGCGCTGTCGAACGCAGTAAGCCGATCCCAGATTCGCTCTACAACCGACATTCCCCATTCGTTCTCGGTCATCTTCTGCTGGAATGGCAGCGTGACGCCATCGAAGCGAATCAGGCGGCTGTGATGGATGCGCCAGGCCGGGATGCCCGTTGCAGTGGTCACCACGTCGTAAAACTCAGGTTTGCCGAGATCTGGCCCCATCTCTTTAATGCGGCGGGTCAGCACCGGGTTAATCATCCAGCGGTCGAGCGGGAGAATGCCCTTAAACTTGCCTTCTCCAATGGTTTCGAGCCGCAGCGGGGTCATTGGTGCCTGCCCCTCAATCATGATGAAGCCAACCGCACCGCCATAGAGACGCGACCATTTCAGCACGTCATTCAGCGCATCCCAGATTTGCAACTCATCCAGTTGTGATTCGAGAATGCCGCGATCTTTTGCATCAATTTCCGAAGTGATGCGAATGCCTTTGCGGGTCATATCATCCGGGATAGCGTCGACCGCTTCGCCGATAATCCAGGACGAACGATAGGACCATTCCACCAGCATGCGGTTACGACTGGTGAAATTAGCCCGGTAGGTGGATGCTGAGTGCTGGTTAGGTGTCTGCATCCCCACGCGGGCAACAAAGTTCTCATAGCCATCAGCGGTGGCCTGTGCCGTTCGCCGCGTGGCTTGTTTGTTTCGTGCCATCAGGCCTGTCTCCCTAGCAGCTCCCAGATGTTCAGGGCTGAATTCGTTGGCGCGTAGCTGATCATCACCGAGTCGGCAAGGTTTGGCGACCGGGTTCCATCAGGCTGTTTATCAATAACGATTTTTCCCACACCATTAATGGAATAGGTCGGCTGCGAAAGCTCGATGATGAGTTTATCTTTGAGTGCCATGCTACTGCTGATTGAGATGATTTCGTCCGGGTTGTAGGCCATGCCCTCAACCACGGCGCGATAGGTGTTCTGGAAAAGCTTGCGTAGCCACCACCAGCTCTGGGCCTTGGCGTTGGCGAAGAAGTCCTTGTTCAGGCGTGCGGCCTGTCCGTTGTCCCCGCGCACCGCTTCATCGTCCGGATCAAATACCGCGCCACTACCTCGAAACGGTGTGGCGAGTATTGACGGTCGGCGCGCAGCGTTACGCAGTTCGTTGATAGCGCGTGCATCGCCGCGAACGCCAGCGCCCAGCCCGTCCTCGTCAAAGCGAAACTCTTCGAGGTTGTCCTGTTCGCAAAAACCGAAGACCTTCTCGACGGACTGATAAATGTCGCTGCCCACACCAGACCATTCCCGCACATTTTCCAGGAGGAAGCCATGACGGGTGGAAAAGGCATTTTTGTCCCTGCCTTCATCAGCGACATCCATCGCGCCAAGTCGTTTGCCTGTTGGCTGGATACCCAGTTTGATATGCGCATCAACGGCAGCCTGTACCCATTCGGATGGAATCAGGACGCCTTCCGCTGATGCGCTGTAGTTCAGATCAAGTTCCTGTGCCACCACCACCGGATTATCGATTTTCTCGCATTCCCTGCGATACCACTCTTCATCCTTGCGAGGATCATCCCGCCAGTGGAATGTGAATACCGGTATCTTCCCGCCGTGACGCTTCTGCGCGAACGGGTTCGCCATGCCGTTAACCGAACTCAGGTCGATACGGCAACGCGTCGTTTGTGACAACGCCGCATCAATCAGCAGAGGACGCTGAAGGAATGCAGCCTCATCAACCAGATAAAGCGTGGTACGGTCACCACGACCAATATTATCGCCAGCCTCGCCTTTGATAACGGCACCAGTTTCAGGAAACTCAACACGCATATATGGCGCGTGCTTCTTCTCGCTCCACGAACCGCGAAACTCTACAGGCAGTGTTTCCACGAACTTGCGCGCCTTCCAGAACAATGCTTTCGGGTCACCGGTGCTGTCGACGTATTCCTCTTTACGGGAGCCGAAACCGATAACCATTTCTTTGTTGAAGAGACAAAGCGAGCAGGCCAGTCCGATCGCGGTCCAACTGAGCCCCATTTCACGGGATTTTTCGGTAATACCATTCTCCCGATTGCCCCAGCGTTCCATAATCCAGTGGATCCACTCCTCCTGCTTAGGGAATAGTAAAAACGGAATGGTCACCGGCAGGCCATAATCAATATTACGCGGGTCCGTTGTCATGCCCCAGTCGATGATGAACTGAGCCGGATTGGTTCGGTAAAACTGTTTTAGTGCAGGCAATATTTCAGGATTCTGGCGAATGCGCTGTAGGCGTTCCATCCGCCATTCAAAAACCATCTGGTAATCAGGATGTTTAAAATCGAAGGGGAATGGTAACGGCATACTTAGCCCATCATTTTTCTATACGCCTCTGCAGCCTGCTCCGGCGTTAAGTTGGTAATTTCTGTTCTGACTGGTCCTCCATCAGCGCCAGTCACTTCATTTTTGACGTTGTCTTTAAACGCCTGAACAGAAACATGACGCCCAAGCAACTCAAGGTTTTTAACCTTATCAGGCCATTTGATTTTCTTCAGAAGTGCGGCGCTATCTGCGGATACCATCTCCACGACATCCATTCCTGATAGCGTTGTGCGCCATACCTTAGGCCAGTCTTTAATCGGCTTCAGTTCGCCATTGGCAAGCAGAATGTCAAGCACGTCCATCTGATCGATTTCAGTCAGCCGTCGCAATACATAGGCAGCGTCTATACCTACCTCTTCATTGCGTTCAGCCTTTAGCTCAGCAATGCGATCTGCTATGTCAGGTTTTGACAGGTTCTCGCTACCAGTGGCGCGAGCAGTTTTCTCGCTGTAACCCGCCCTGATAGCTGCCTGAGTGGCGTTTAAATCTTTTAAATATTCCCTGCAGAACAGTTCCTGCTTAGGTGTGAGCTGTTTCAAATCACACCTCCGAAACATTGCTCCAATTTCTATGATTAACGATGTCAGCAATCATGGTAGTGGATACGCCATATCTCTTTGCTAAAGACCTAAGCCCATTACCTACACTCCCGCGCACATACTCGCGGCGAATGCAGATGACATCGCACTCTTTTAATTTCGCCATTCCGTTCTTTTCACCTGAACGGTCAGGGTATGAGTTTCTGCCTCGCCTTGACCTGTCACGATTATTGTCAGCGACAGTACCTATAATCAGATGGTCAGGATTCACGCATGATGGATTATCGCATTTATGCCTAACAACCAGGTCCTTGATGCTATCTAGCGAAATTCCGTTAGCTTCGCAGTATGCGATTCGATGTGCGTAGTGCGGCTTTCGTGAAATGTGCTTCTGCCCATACCCTCGCTTATTTATGTAGCCGGTATAAATCACACACTCTCCGACATACACATCATCCGGATGGGAAAACAGCTCTTGTTTGTCTGTGAGCTTTGCCATTGTTGGCTCCGTTTATCCGTTAAAAGGGATATCAGTTAAGTTATCCCGTGTAGGGTATAAGCCATTGTCGAGACCACTCATTGAATGGCCTCTGCAATAACCGATGTCTTTCCATCAGTCCGCCACCACAAAGAATCTTTTTTGCCATCAGGCAGGAGGTTCATCTTTCAGTGGCTGCCAGTGTTATTTCCCCACTTACTGGCTTGGGTTGTTTCGTGGTACTGCTGTTAATTAGTGAGTCCGGGGATTACGGTTTGCCCGTGCTGTTCAAGGCGTTCAATTCTCGCCAGTAGCTGAGGCTTCTTAATTTTTCCCCAGCGATTTAGCAGGCGACCTGACATGCTGGCAACATCCTTCTCTTTCATGTACTCCAGCATTACGGCATTTCGCTCTTCTTCAAATTGACGATTACCAACCTGAAGCATGGCGTACATCCAGTTGAATGCGTTGATGTAAGCAATTTTGATACGCATTGCTTCTTTTTTGGTGTAGGACATAACCAAAAGCATCAACCCATCCTTGCGGAGACGGTAGAATTTTTGCGGCTTACCATTCTGTAACTCATTGTTTTTATAGCAAAGCTCAAAGTTGAGCTTTGTATCAAACTCAGGAGGGCAAGCTTCTATGGTTCGTTCAATGTCACGAACCACGTTCTTCGGCAGCTTTCCAAATGCTTTTGCCACCATAAAAGAATCTGTAACCGGATCGTTGTTTGCTACAAAAATTAGGTCTCTGAAATCTATATCGTTAACAACGGTTGGGTAGTTCATTGCGTCTTTACCTTTTAGAAAGATGAGCCTGTTCGCACAGAAAAGCCGTCCCCGAGATGGTCGCCACCATATACGGCAATTCTCAGGCTCAGCTTTCTGAAAGACTCGGGGTTTATATGCGCTGCGATGCGCGTTTACTGAGGACACAAAAAAGCCCCGCAAATGCGAGGCTAAATCCTGGTGTTTGTGATGACTGTCTCTTATCTCAACGCAGCCCCTTACCGCGCGCCAGATGCTCAATATCAAGCATCAGCAATGAGATGTTTAATCTGGATTCACTCCAGAAGTGATCACCACCCTGTCTACAGAGCCAGATGTGAAGGATGATGAGTAAAATTATCGCTATCATCGAAGGCATTGCGTCCTAATGTATTCCTGAAGCGCTCTCAGTGCTGTTTGGTCGCGGATAATTCCGTCCCGGATACCGAGAACGTTTCGTCCAGCAACTGGAGAGAGTTCGACGGTGGCATCATTGCCCATGCCGGAGGCGCCGGAGGTTTCGGCCGAGGATGGCACAGGGGATTTTCCTTTGACGAGCACCCTGCCACCATTATCAAGCTTGCGCCGAAGAGCATCATTTTCAGCTTTCGCATCAGCTAACTCCTTCGTGTATTTAGCATCGAGTGCATCAGCAGTACGCTGACGCTGCTGCATGTCAGTAATGGTGGCAGTCGCCTGCTTCAGCTCACTGACTTTTTTATCGCGCTGCTCTTTGTAGGCGATGGCGTTATCACGGTAGTGATTAACAGCCCATGACAGGCAAACGATGATGCAGATAACCAGAGCGGAGATAATCGCGGTTACTCTTCTCATACCTCAATCTCTCTGACCGTTCCGCCTGCTTCTTTGAATTTTGCAATCAGGCTGTCAACCTTATGCTCGAACTGACCATAACCAGCGCCCGGCAGTGAAGCCCAGATATTGCTGCAACGGTCGATAGCCTGACGGATATCACCGCGATCAATCATCGACAAAGCGCCACGTTCCTTAATCTGCTGCAATGCCACAGCGTCCTGGCTTTTCGGAGAGAAATCTTTCAGGCCAAGCTGCTTACGGTAGGCATCCCACCAACGGGAAAGAAGCTGGTAACGTCCGGCTGCTGTTGATTTGAGTTTTGGGTTTAGCGTGACAAGTTTGCGAGGGTGATCGGAGTAATCAGTGAATAGCTCTCCGCCTACAATGACGTCATAACCATGATTTCTGGTTTTCTGACGTCCGTTATCTGTTCCCTCTGACCACGCCAGCATATCGAGGAACGCCTTACGTTGATTATTGATTTCCACCATCTTCTACTCCGGCTTTTTTAGCAGCGAAGCGTTTGATAAGCGAACCAATCGAGTCAGTACCGATGTAGCCGATAAACACGCTCGTTATATAAGCGAGATTGCTACTTAGTCCGGCGAGGTCGAGAAGATCACGAATGAACCAGGCGATAATGGCGCACATCGTTGCGTCGATTACTGTTTTTGTAAACGCACCGCCATTATATCTGCCGCGAAGGTACGCCATTGCAAACGCAAGGATTGCCCCGATGCCTTGTTCCTTTGCCGCGAGAATGGCGGCTAACAGGTCATTTTTTTCTGGCATCTTCATGTCTTACCCCCAATAAGGGGATTTGCTCTATTTAATTAGGAATATGGTCGGTTACTGATAGAACAAATCCAGGCTACTGTGTTTAGTAATCAGATTTGTTCGTGACCGATATGCACGGGCAAAACGGCAGGAGGTTGTTAGGGCAACCTCATGCCACCCGCTTTCACGAAGGTCATGCGTAGAATGCCGCAGCGTAACTATCACTGATGAATTCAGGATAGCCAGTGGCTACGGCTCAGTTATGGTGCTGGTTAACGGACTTGAACCGCTACCCATTCGCTTACAAGGCGACTGCTCTACCATTGGAGCTAAACCAGCATATTTGGCGGGACAGCGTGGACTCGAACCACGATAAGAAGGTTAACAGCCTTCCGTAATGACCTTTATACGACTGACCCAAATAAAAAAAGCCACCGTTGCAACTTAAGAGTCACTAACGGCAGCTTACCCTCTAATTATGGCTAAATGGCTAATTGCATGTCAAGGCTTTTAACGGCAACATGCTTAACTTTCTCAACACGTTTACGCATTTTGAAAGCATTTTGCATTGGCTGGTATAAAACAAATAATGACGCTTTCAGGATGTCGTCAATTTCGTTTCTACAGGTTGCCAGTGAAGGTTTTCTCCATCCCTCGCCACCACGTCCACACATCTTGCGTGGCTTTGCAGTCGCGTGATAGTAGGATGCAATTGCTCGCTTAGATGAACCATGAGCGTAGTAGCTGAGGAGGATGCCAAAGGCTTTCTTGTCAATGTACATGACGGAATCGACGACCTGAGAAATCAACATTCCATCATCATCATTGCACATTGGCCTTGTCATAACTCTTCCCGGCTCTACGCTCTCCATGAACTTCGCTATTACGCTGCTCATGCGCTTTTCCAGACGACCTGAATAAACCCATGCGCCCCACAGTTCAAGCCAGCCATTCAGCCACTCGTGCTGCTCTTTGGTGAGGTTTAGTTCTCTTATGCCCATCGTCTTCCCCTCTTGCCCTGTTTGACCATCAGGACGCCGTTAACTATTACGTGACGCTCGCCTTTGCTGTCTCGGTTGTACTTGAGCACTGTTCCTCTTGCGCAGGAAAGCATCCTTGCCACTTCGGTCTGATTGCCTCGTGTCTGGATAAGAAGCTCTGGTATCGTTTGAATTGTGGCGTTCATACGTTCTCCAGTTCGGTGATTTTTATTCCAAGCCGTCCGCCTGGTACTTTCACGCCACGAATTACGCGAATGTCATCGAATTGCTCGTCGTCTTCCGCAAATCCGGCGTGGATAAGGGAGTCGAGTAAACCTTTCAGGATGTTGTCGAGGTCGCGGCGGCGGGAGTCTGGAACGTCTGCGATGACTTTGATGCGGAGTCGTGATTTGGTGAAAATGTCTAACTTAAGTTGGCGGATGATTTGCTGAACGTCTTTTCGGTATTTCTGGCCTTTATCGCTGATGTAGTATTGGCTTCCCCGTCTTCGCCAGTAGGTATTCACCGACGGCGGGTATGGAAGCACAAACTGATATTCGTTCATGACTTAATCTTCCCCTCCTTCAGCAGTATCGCCTGCGTCCTGATCACGCCTTCGAGGTGGTAAAGCCTGGCGTCTTTGTTGTCGAGATTATGGGTGCGTCGGTCGATTTCATCGTGACACGCGCTACAAGCCCATGCGCCGATCAGGTCGTCAGGCTTCATTCCCGTTCCGCAAATTCCAGCCATCCGGTAATGTGCCAGAACTGTAGTTTCAGGGTTGCCATTGCATACGCCGTAAATACGTACCTGGCATTCTCTGCCGCGTGCTTCTTTGCGTAGGTTAGCCATTAAGCAGCCTCCCCGGTTACTTTCAGCATTCCGTTATCGAGAAGCTTTCTGGTCAGCCACTGTTGACCACGCCCGGTGATTTTTGTGGTGAACGATATCTGTATCCCGTGATTTGTGTTGACCGCTGTTTCTTTCACTGTGAAATAGCCGCGATCCATATATTCCTGCATTGGCACATTGCGCCGGGAACCTGAAGCAATAAGGATTTTGTGATCGCGCATCCACGCAAACAGTTTGTTTGGACCAATTCCAACAACCTTTGCAAAGTTTCCAATCAAAATTCCGCTGGCCTCGCCAACGCGATCGGCAAACTCAACTTTAGGTGCGGCAATTGCGAGCTGGTTTTCCAGTTGCATTTTCTGCTCAGCAAGATCAGCAGCAAGGCGCAACGCTTCCGGTAGCGTTTTGGGGATATTAACCGCAGCTTCTTCAAGCTCTCGCCAGCGGTCAACAAGGCGGGCGGTGAACTCTGGCGACAACTGGGCAACAACAACAATACTGTCTCGCTTACCTTGTTCGCCTTCGAAGACGTAATGCTCGTACTGAACATTGAACCCTAAGTTATTGATTCTTCCGGAAACCTCAATTTGAGGAAGCCGGATAACACCATTTTTAGCCAGCGTTTCGATGGTACGTTTCACATTGTCATGACGCTTACCCACCAACTCAGCGATTTCAATGCTTGTCATTTTGATGGCATTGCCATTTATTAACTCATTCATCGTCTTCTTCCTCGTACATTGAGCTATTCGGATCGCTCATCAGTTCTGCGCAGCAATCGGAGCACACGTGAACTTCCAGCACATGCAGCTTCTGACCGCAGTTAGCGCACGTTAAAGCTCGCTCGACGCTTTCTTTCTGGTATTGAAGGGATTGGGATGGGCTAAGCATTATTGGCGTCCTGCATCATGAGAAAGACAATCATGGCGGCGCGGAGTGGGTTTTCATCTTGAGTCATATGATATGGGGTACTATCACTGCCAACTTTTCTATGCGCTGCCTTCCATAATCCATTTTCTGGCGCTGGAATAATGCCAATTCTGTTCTCTACGATAATCGGCTCTGCGTCTGATGGGCTTTTATAGTAATCAACCGTTTTTATTGCATAACCAGTTTCGTCATCCCACTCAACACCAACGATTGATGTTCCCAACTTTGCGATTTCGCAATCTTCGGGAGCAAATCCACAGCAAATTGCCACTCGCTTGTTAATTTCAAAATCACTTAACTGTGAATAATCCATTGTCATTTCCTCGCACGATGTCTTAGCCACCGGATATCCCACAGGTGAGCCGTGTAATTGAAGGTTTTTACGTCAGATTCTTTTGGGATTGGCTTGCGTTTATTTCTGGAGCGTTTCGTTGGAAGGCATTTGCAGTTTTCGCAGATTATGTCGGTGAAACTTCGTCGCTGTCGTCTCATTCGTACCTCCTGTCGGTAAATCTGACACCCTGACCAATAGCCCATGCTGTTGTGTACTCGATCAGACTTGCCATACGCTTCACGCTCATCTGCGCGCTGCTTTCGCGAATGTTGACGTATTCGCCTTCAAGGCCGGGTAAAACATCAGCTTCCTGTTTTGTTGCCACTGCATGACCGCTGATCAACAAAACCTTCCATTGTTCTGGTTTTAGCCATTTATCGCACCATTGAACCTGACGAGCGATATCCGCCAGCATCGCGTGAAATTTTGCGTTCTGGTCAAGGTTGCGCTTGTAGTCAGTAATGCGGATGGTGACTGGCTTGTCTTTATCGAGTGGTGTTGCGAGGATGGCATTTATTGCGGCTTGCTGTTGTTGCTTAGTTCGGAGGAAGATTGTTTGCTTCATCGTTACTCCTTCACTTTGACTCCAGCAGCGCGGATGTTTTCCTCATAAGCATCCATTGCATCACCGAAGCCATTGGAATAATCAACAGTAAACCCTTTGGCTAATGCTTCTCTGCTGTCGATAAACTTTGGCGCGGTTATTTCAATAGCTGCTCGCGATGCCTGCCATAAAGCCCACCACTCATTTAAGGAGTGACGAATATCCATGCTTGAAAATGCGAAGTACCTATCACCATTTCTTGCCTCGGTTATCATCTCGAATGGTAATCTCAATTTTTTGGCAACGTATTCCTCAAACTGCTTTCTTGATTCGCCCATATCAATCCCCGTTAGTCGTTTCACTCACGAATCTGACAAAACCAGCCATGTTAATTTGCATGAGTTTTTTCAACACTTTGTCTCGCCGGCTACGTTTTGGTTTTGGCCTGTGGTTGAATCTTTCACAAACTGGAAGGCTTGATGATTTCCAGTACCTATTACGCCTTGCTCCATCTTCCGCCATATCGGCATGAATAAGGTCTGCGAGTGTGCTCATATTCACCTCTCCAGTTACATTGGTTTTGTAATGTTGCTAGTCATCTTACGAATAAAAAAATGCGTACGTAGCTTTGCTTCCCACATGTAAATCTCCTCAAGGCGAGATAAATCTACGAATACCGGACCTTTGTAATCTGGTCTTGATGCCCTTATGTATGAGCTAATAGTTTGTGCATCTTGCTCGTCAAGATTCATGACTTCCCTCTCTAACAGATTTCAGGTTATTCCACTCCGTTACCGCACTGCGATAATTCGCGGCCGCCACAGCGGCGTGGTTAGCACAGTAGATTTGGCACACGTTCTCCATGTCGAATATTGTCGGTGATTTTCCGCATTTACATTTTTTGGCACGCGGTGCGTCTGAACACATTCCGTTAACGGTGTCCATCAGGATCCCCCTCGTTCTTAATCCAATAAAAAAGGGCTACTGTGTAAATAGCCCCTGTTATTAGCTCAGTGATGTAGATGGTCATACGTCAGCCCCTTGTGCATATCGTCTGCCACGCGCAGCAGGTGCATTTGATGCTGTGCAAATCTGTCTGGCTTCATCCTGGTCACATGCAACAAAGTGTCCGTTGCAGAACCGCTGGTAAACCGTACCAAGCGAGCCAAAACGGTTTTTCGTCACAATGATTTCAGCAAATGGCGCGGCGCTACTGTTCTCGTCATATACCGCTTCCCGATAGAGCATGATGATTGAGTCTGCGTCCTGTTCAATGCTTCCTGAATCACGCAAATCTGCGTTTGTCGGGCGTTTGTTTGGTCGCTTCTCAACATCGCGCGAAAGCTGACTCAGGGAGATAACGGGCGTTTTCAGGTCTTTCGCCATCGCCTTCAGGCTTCCGGAGATGTGAGCAATTGCGAGGTCGTTGCGATCTGCTTTCGGCTTCTCAATCAGGCCAAGATAATCCGCCATGATGAGTGACAGGTTTGGATTTTCCTGTTTGTGCCGTTCTGCGATTGAGCGAATTTCTTCGACCGATAACCGCGAGGCATCGACTACCCATACATCCAAATCTGCAAGCTGACTCATGCCTTTAGCAACACGTGCCCAGCCCTCGTCATCCATCGATGCAGGATTTCGCAGTACGCTAACCGACATCCTCCCGGCGTTGGCAATGCTTCGCTCTGCGATCTGCAATGCGCTCATTTCCATCGAGAAAATCAACACTCCGCGCCGGACGTCAGAACCAGGAATAACGCGGCTTGCAACGCCTTCGGCAATCTTCAGCGCCAGCTCGGTTTTCCCCATACCCGGACGAGCAGCGATAATCACCAAGTCTTCCGAGTTCATCCCTCCGGTGATGACATCAAGTTCTTCGATTCCGGTCTTCAGGGTATCTGACTCTTCTCCGTTCCTCAGACGCCTGTCAAGCGTGTCAGTGTAGTCAGTGATGATTTCCCCTAACCGTACAGGTTTAACCTCGTCACGGGGCTTTCTGATGGCTGAAAGACGCTTTACAAGCTCATCCATCGCCTGACTCGATGCGTCGATGGTTCCGCTCTGAATTGGTTCACGCATTTCATCCATGATTTCCAGCACCAGACGGCGGTGATAGTTATCCGCGACCATTCCGGCATATCCCTTCAGGTTTGCGGCACTCGGGCAGTTTTTGCTGGTCATCAGGATTGACGTGAAATGCTCCTCTCCGCACGCCTCGGCAACCATCAGCGCGTCGATTAGGTTTCTGTTTCTCGCCTGCTTGCGGATAACTTCGAAGGCTTTCCGGTAGAGCGGAATTGAAAACGCTTCCGGCTCCAGCGTTGCCAGAACGTCGCTGGCGGTTGGTGTTAATCCACCAATCAGCAAGCCACCGATAACGCTCGCTTCGATATCCTGTCTCATGCAATCCCCCTGTCTGCAAACTTCCCTTCCCGTACTCCCGTTAACGAATCTTCCCTCAGCAGGTAATCAAAATCTGCCGTCCAGCCAGTGTCGTTGTCTCCGAAGTAAAACGGCTTGGCCTGATGCACAAACGCCCTGACATACGCTCTGAAACCGTCCACGTTTGGCGTTTTCAGTTGCGGGATGATTTTCTTCAGGCGGCGTTTTCGTTTCTCGTTGACCGCAACAGCGTGTGGAAGTCTGTCACCGACTTCGGTGTTGTAGGCGTTCAGGAAGGATTCGTAGTCGATTCGTTCTGCCTTGCGACGTTCAGGTTTAACCTGCCCATCGCCGCCCCCGTTAGGGGGTAAGGGGGTATTTGTATTTATTGTCTTTTGTATATTGTCTTTTGTGTTTAGCCGACTTGGCTTATACCCATTAGCCGACTTGGCTAATGTTTTATTAGCTGTTTTAGCTAATGTTAAGCTGTCCTGGCTAATCCACTGCGAAACCACCTTGTTCACTCCGATTTTCACGCCATCAGCAATGAGGAATTTACGCTCAATAAGCTGGCGCTTGGCAGCGCAAACATGAGTGTGATGAATACCTGTCATGGCTGCTATCTGCGTGTTTGTGAGTCGATCCATCGGCTTATTGAATCCGTATGTCTTGCGCATGATAGCGAGCATCACCTTCAACTGCCGGACGGTTAAATCAGCCATCAGCAGACTGTCGGTAATCTCGTTAGCAACGCGCATGAAACCATCTTCGGTATCTGCCACGCGATGCTCCACGACCTCCAGTTGAGGCCTGTAATCAGCTAACTTAACGACGCCCATGTTTCACTCCTGCTTTGGCTAGTCTGTAAACACCAACAAGGCGCTCTGCGAACGCCCTGTTATTTGCTGCGGCTACCACTAATCCCTCAGGTGAATCAGGGTGTCGAATCTCTTCTTTTTCCTGGTATTTCTTACGACGTTTTGTCATAATTACTCCTGTGGATTGATCCAGGAATTCCCTCAGAATTGCATATCAATTTGCTTAAAATCCTCGGTGGCGGCCGGGGATTTTTTCTTTGTGATTTCATCAAGCGCATACTTAAAAGCCCTGCTAATCGGACTGATGTCTGATGCCATTCCGAAAGCACACAAGACCGAAGCAATAAATCTCCAGTCCGTTCTGCTTATCTTCGATTCATGACAGCCAATCATCTTTGCCAGACCGCGCTGGGTAAGCGTTGACAGGTTGATGAGTAAATCAGTTTCAGCGCGATCAATTTCTCGCTGTGTTGGCTTGCTGTAGCTTGCTTGTGCCATTTGTTAATTTTCCTATATTGATATTGAGTTATAGCGGCACACCCAATGGATTTGCCGCTGATGTTTGCTCACCCGGTTAGAGGTGAAAGGCCAGAACTGTTAAAGAGCAATTTGCTTATGCCGCTTGGCGGTAAGCACTTTCTTGATACTTCAGGGCGCCAGCTGTAACGATTTCCAATCGATAGGCGTCTTTCTCTGGGATAACTTCTTTCCACTGAGAGACTGCTGCATCGCTAATGCCTAGTGCTTTAGCAACAGCACGCTGGGTTCCGAAGTGGTCAATAACATCTTTTTTGTACATAGACTCGCTCCGAAATTAAAGAACACTTAAATTATCCACCAAAGGAATCTTAAGTCAAGTTTATTTAAGATGTCTTAACTATGAATACACAACTGATGGGTGAGCGTATTCGCGCTCGCAGAAAAGAACTCAAGATTAGGCAGGCTGCCCTTGGCAAGATGGTTGGCGTGTCTAATGTTGCTATTTCCCAATGGGAGCGATCTGAAACTGAGCCCAATGGCGAAAACCTATTGGCCTTAGCCAAGGCTTTGCAGTGCTCCCCTGATTACCTGTTGAAAGGAGAGGATAGTCTTTCAAACATTGCCTATCACAGCAGGCATGATCCAAGAGGTTCGTATCCTCTAATTAGTTGGGTAAGCGCAGGATGTTGGATGGAAGCTGTAGAGCCATATCATAGGCGTGCAATAGATAACTGGTACGACACAACGGTAGATTGTTCTGAAGACTCTTTTTGGCTCGACGTTAAAGGCGATTCAATGACTGCCCCGGCAGGACTGAGTATTCCTGAGGGGATGATTATTCTCGTCGACCCAGAAGTCGAGCCACGTAATGGAAAGTTGGTAGTCGCCAAACTTGAAGGAGAAAACGAGGCGACATTCAAAAAGTTAGTTATTGATGCCGGTAGAAAATTCCTGAAACCACTCAATCCACAATACCCAATGATTGAAATCAATGGGAACTGTAAAATCATTGGCGTTGTCGTTGATGCCAAGCTAGCAAACCTTCCTTAAGGGGCTTTCGCCCCTTTTTTATTTCCCGTTAAAAATCAAAGACAAACTAAATTCACGCCCATAAAATTAAGTTTTCTTCAAAAATGAACTTGACCAATAAATTAAGAAGTCTTAAATTTAAGCCATCAGCAGGACGCTGGAAGCCAAACGGAACAGATTGGCAGGCTCTTTAACATCGACGGACTCTCAACCTAACCGTTGAGACCAGAACTTGAGTGGTTTTGGGGATGGCGCGAATTGCAGCTGCAAGACAGCGATCGAGAAGATAAGCACCTCGACGCGTCATGCGCCAAAGCCACTTAAAGGAGACCATCATGGTAACCATTGTCTGGAAAGAATCCAAAGGTACGGCAAAAAGCCGCTACAAAGCTCGCAGAGCAGAACTTATTGCCGAGCGACGCAGTAATGAAGCACTGGCGCGAAAAATTGCGCTAAAGCTCTCTGGTTGCGTCAGGGCAGATAAAGCAGCATCACTCGGAAGCCTTCGCTGCAAGAAGGTAGATGAATGCAGTGGAAGTATTTGCCTGCCAAACGTAGCCATTTACGCGGCAGGCTACCGGAAATCAAAACAACTGACAGCGAGGTAAGTGATGAATCAGACATACATTCCATCATGCTTGAGAAATCTGCCAAAGCAGAAAGCAAAGCCCCGCAAGCAAGCCATAAAGGACGCTAAGGCAGAAGTTATCGATAAGGCCATTAACCTGCTTAGAGAGGAGTTAAGGAGTGAAAAGCTCAACGGAATGCTGATGCCTTATCAGCGCGGATATCTTTCGGCGATTAGTAAGCTGGAAGTATTGAAGAGTGAATTATGAACTATCTGGAATTTCCGGATGGTTCATTGTTTTGGCAGCAAACCACTTATTTGAGAGGAATTAATATGTCATCAATCCGCTTAACTACGAGAATGAAAGAGGAAATCGCTCGTAACGCTTTAATTAAGCCTGGGGTTTTCACTGAACTTGAAGAAGTAACAAAGTTAAAGAACCAGCTTGCACTTGACGCCAGAGTTATTGCGTTTGGCGGTAAAAAGAAAACTGAGGAAGTGGATCAGTTATCATCCAAGTTGGTAGCTATAAGTGAAGAACTTGAAAAGATGGGATGTTCATTTTACTCATACGATGTTAGTTCTACTTCAATTTATCTTACTGTATCTGGCAGAAGGGTTGGATGGCTTTCATATGGGGAAGACGGCAACGGCGAAGATATATTGCTCCCTACTCCGACCAAAGATAAATGCATGTTTGACGCAGAACACGAAATAACAAAAAGGTTTGATGAAATCTGCGCATTGCAACAAAAACTTGAAGCCAAGAAAAAGGATATCGAATCAAATGTATGGGCTGCTTTGAACTCAGTCACAACAGTTAAGCGACTTATTGAAGTTTGGCCTGAAAGCAAAGAATTGCTACCAAAAGAAGCAGATAAAGCAAGTACAGCACTTCCTGCTTTACGGGTAGAAGATTTGAATAAGATGATTGGACTTCCTTCCGAGGCCGCATAGTCGGCCTTTATTTTTGGCATAAATACACAGAGGTGAATAATGACAGTAGGAAGAATGAAAAGGCCATGGAATGTTGTTGGCGCTGGATTTAACGATGATGGGGTTTATTTCACGTTTGACGATACAACCATCCATCGAGGTGATGTGAGATTGATGGAGGCAGCTCCTGATTTGCTCGAAGCTCTGCAAGCGATGCTAAACAAGGCATACAAGCAAAACTGGAATGACCATTATCCTGATGAAGTATCGAAAGCACAGTCAGCGATCAGCAAAGCTCTTGGAGGTGAGTGACGCGACATTACGTGATTACTTCGCAGCAAAGGCTAGGCAAGCAATGATTAGCAATCCATCGATTATCGATAATGATTCTGATTGAGATGTTAATTATGCAGCAAGCGCTGCATATAAGTTTGCAGACGCAACGCTCAAAGCTCGCGAATAAGCACTGTGTATTCATTCCAACGAGTGAATACACGGAGCAATGTCGCTCGTAACTAAACAGGAGCCGACTTGTTCTGATTATTGGAAATCTTCTTTGCCCTCCAATGTGAGGGCCTTTTTATATGCATACCAATAACGCTTCACTTGAGGCGTTTTCGTTATGCAATCAAATATAAGGAGTTACCCATGATGCACTTTCAGCTCGCGGGTAGCGGCGTCATGTCCGCTTTCTACCCGCACGAATCTGAATTATCACGCCGAGTTAAACAATTAATCAGAGCAGCAAAGAAACAACTGGAGGCGTTATGCGCAATGAAATAGTCATTAATCACCAGATGCTTCGTGCTGCACAGAACAAAGCAGTAATAGCCAGATTTATTGGTGATTCCAAAATGTGGCTTGAAGCAAATAAAGCGATGAAATCAGCTATCAACCTTCCGTGGTATCGCAGGAAATGAGTTTTACAGATAACTGGTCAGACGAAGAATTCATTCGTCAGATGAAAGAATTAATCGGTAACGAAGGAGATATTCATGTCACTTGCAACCACAGTGAAGGAGAGCAAGTTACAGAGACGCATG